TCGTCTTCCTCTTCCTTTTCTTCGGTCAGGTCGTGAGACTCGGAGACTTCCATCTCCTTGCGGATCATGTCGTATACCTTCTTTCTCTCCGCGTCGTTGAGACGGGAAGGAAGTCCCGACATGAACATGTCCATCTTGCCATCAACTGCAAGTTGACGCAACTTTGAACCAGACATACCAGCTACTCCCTCCGCGTCTGGGTCTCTTTCGCCGGCAGAGACGACCTCAAACTTGTCCAAGTCTATTCCATCCTTCTTGATGTACTTCTCTATGCCAGTCTTGAACTCGTTCACTCGGTCGCTTCCCACCACCATTGTTATCTCGCGGTATCCCTCCTTGACCAACTCGTCAAAAGCGTGGAAGGGACTCACTATTTCCCTTGATTGGTGTATGTTAGTGTTGGGGAAGGACTTCTCCATGATTCGCTTCTTCTCCTCGGGGGGAAGTGGATTCTTCTTGGAGTCGTGGGAGTTGGATATGTAGACCCTGTTCTCCGCACCCAATCTTCTAGCCACCGAGGTTATGGAGTCCATCAACTTCTCATGACCGACCGTGGGGGGATTGAACCTACCGAAAGAGAATACGACCTTCTTGGCGGAACCCCTGACGATTTCTTGAAGCTTCTTTGGCATGTGCTTAGATCCAGTTCTTTGATGCTGTGAAGTTAGTCCTACTGAATTCCAACCTGTCCACCAACTTTACCGTCCTACCGTCAACATCACCTATGACGAATCCCTCGGAACCAGTCATTCGAAAACCGTTTTCTGTTCGCACGAAGTGACCGAAGGAGGTTATCGTGTCCAACTTGTTCATCACCTTCAACTTGACATCACGAAGAATCCTATGAAGTTCAAACATCGCATTTAGTGCTGAGGAGTAGTAGTCAACCGAATTCCTTAGTTCCTTCAATCTCTCCTTGGCGCGGTCAATCGCATTCTGTCGCTTTAACTTATTTATCTTCGCCGTCTCCTTCTCCTCAACGAACGACCTGAACGTGGAGACGGACAAGTCTGCCGAACCAGTCTTTATCATGTTGTTGACATACATCTCAATGTAGTCCCGAAGAGTGTCGTTCTTGGACAGGAAGTTCAGGAACCCCTTCATTCGGTTCGCGTATTGCTCTGCTTTCGTCAATTCGGACTCTATGGATTGTCTCTCAACGGTGGTGAAGGTGATGGTTCCAGAGAGGTTCTTGAGTTGTGCGTCATCGAACCAGACATTCCGTGATCTTCTGAGTGTTGCTGCGTTGACTCCGGGCGAAGCCGCAAGCGAGTGAATGTCTCTTCCGTTATACGAAGTGTGCCATACAATTCCCATCTTTGCCGATTGAACTTCTCTAGCAAGTGGGGTGCCTTTCTCGATAGCGTAGGTTATCGTGTTCGGTGTGAATGTGATGTATGATCTTCCGTTTATTTGTTGCTCACTCACATCAGAATCAATGAACAACATGTCACCCTGAATGATTCCCTGTATGCTCAACTCGGGAAGATAGTCCAAGCAATACTTCATCCTCGTAGCAAGACCACCCGAATGATTGCGGTCTATGTCCGCTTTCGTGTAGTTCAACTTCGGGGTCTTGTTGAATACTCCCTTCGTCCCCACGAAGAATCTTCCGTTCTTGGGATTGATTCCAGCAAAGACGGCAGGAGCGCCGTCCCACTTGACACTGACATTCAACTGCGTGCTTACATTTGAAGAGAAGGAGGACACCACCTCACGGACGAAACGAATTGAGTTCATTGCTCCTTCGTGCCCACTGAGGAATATGTCGTCCTCCAAGTGGGTTATGTGGGTGTTCTTCGCTTCCGCGAGGAAGTTGGTGAAAGTCGTTATCATGATAGTGTTCCCGTCACGATTATCTCCTCCGGTTCAAGTCCCAAGAATTTCAAGAGCATGTCCAGTCCCTTGTTGACGATCTTGGACATCTTGTCCATGAGGAACGCGAATGCTTTTCTCATCATCGTCAGGATCACCGTCTCGTTGAGTGGGATCTTGGACTCCTTGAGGAATCTCGTCTCCATGAGCAGGAAGGACATCAAGCTGTTCTTCATCACATCATCCCTCAAGTCGCCACGAAGACTGGTTGATATTCTTCCCCTCTTGTGGGATATGAATCGTACTCCTATTCGCACCGATGATGCGTGCTTTGCTGCCACCGAGGGAACCAACTTCTCCATGCTCACTGGTCCATCCTCGTCTCCGATGAGGAGGTAGTTCGCGGATCCCAGTCCCCCACCAAACTTGTAGTTTCCACTCAATGCTTCATAGACGAACCACTTCTGGAATTCATTTGAAGAAGAATAATATTGATTGAACTTCTCCTCAAGCATGCCATGCAAGTTCTTTAGTTCCAAGTACTTGAGGACTTCCCCAACCAAGTTTAATGGATTGCTCGCTAGGAAAGCAAGTTCCTTCGCCGTCATCCTTGTCATTATACTACCAAACCCATCTTGTATTCCAGTTATCAATGAAGACAGTTTGGGATCTGGATTGTTCTTCATGTAGTGGGAGTTCACCGCATTGAGGATGGAAAGTGCTTCGTTCTTCTCCGCCGAGACTATCTGACTCCCGATCGTCTTGAGGGATATCTTGACCTTGGAACTGTTCTTCGAGGTTGACAGGTACATGTCCGTCTTGTATGTCGCATCTCTTCCAGACCAAGAGGGCGATAGGGTTCCATATCCATCTCCCGAGTACCACATGAGGTCACCCCTAGAGGAGTATGGTTGTATGATGCGGACATAGGACAAGCAGACATCCTTCATGGACTTGTAGATCCTGTACGACTCCTCGTCACGACCCTTTTCACCATGAACGATGTGGTTATATCCAGAAACTATGACCTTCTCCAGTTGCTTTGCTGTCACTGGTGCTTCGTTCAGGACAAGTTCACCCAAATCTTCCTTCAATTGTTGAAAGTTCTTCATGGAATCCCCTTGTATAACATGTATTTATGAAAAAAGGGACGCTCGGAAGCGTCCCTTGGGGTCAATTATTGGGTTTTCACGACCAGTGTTGTGCGTTGTAGTTGCAGGCTACTTGGTTCGTGACCAGTATTTGACGACCCCTCATCTCCATCCTGATCTTGAACTCCAGAATGAAGTACCCATCTCCCCTGTATATGTTCCAATATCTCAGGTCATCTATGTCGGACCTGCGAAGAATGAACTGAGCTTGATCTATCCTCTTCGGATAGAAGCAGTCGGGATTCATCTCTCTGATGCTTCCCTCCTTGTCAATCCTTTGCGCATAGGTCACGCAGCATAGTTGTGGATATTGGAGATAGGGCAGTATCCCCTTGAATCCTTCATGCATCAGGTTGTCATCGTCCAAGACGACCATCCATTGATCCTCGACCGGAACAGCTTCCAAGTAGTAGTTGAGGAGGGAGTTCCATAACTTGGGAAGGGTTGACTCCAAGTGGTGAGCATTCTCATAACGACTCATGTCGATGGAATGAGGATACGATGACTTGTCAGTCACTATGTACCAAGTGTATGGAATATCCAACTTCCTTATGGACTCATAGCACTTGTCCAGAAAGGATTGATCCCTTGTGCATGGCGTCACTATGTGCAGGTTCATACCAACCACCTCCCCCAGACTTCTTGCGTCTCCTCGTCAATGAATGTCATCACCAGCGCACTCCTAGTCGGTGGTGCTGGTTCCTTCAATAACTTCATGTTAGCTTCCTTTGGTGTCCTGTCCGACTTCTTGGCGTTACACTTCTTGCAAGACGCGACCAAGTTGCTCCAAGAGTCACCACCACCACGACTCACTGGAAGAACATGATCCAAGGTTGCCGTGTTCGCGTTCAACTTGCAACTGCAATATTGACAGCAGAAGTCATCCCTTCGGAATACATTCTCCCTCGTCAACTTTGCTCTCTTGAACGGAATGCGGACATACTCAACCAAGACTATCGCAAAGGGAAGACGAAAGACTCCGCAGGAAGTCCTTATCTCGTACTCCCCCTCGTAGTTGAAGGGTCTTCTTGCCTTTCCACTATAGAGTAGGGTGACTGCTTTCCTCCAATCAATGAAGGATATCACCTCCTCACTAGCGTTCAGGAGAAGAACCTTCCTCTTTCGAAGACTTGGTTGCGTGCAGATCATCAGTTGCTTGAATCCTTGTCAACCACGGCAAAGATGCTATTTTCCTCAATCAAGACGAGGTAGAGTAGGTTTGATGGAAGTTCCCATGAATTGGTCGTCTCGCTGACTGGATTGTCGTCCGAGATCATCGCTGGAACGCACATTCCATCACGAATGAAGAGGATGGAATCACCCTGACTCAAGTTACTGTCAGACGGACGACGAACCCAAGAGAAGCTCCCCTGACCATCGGTTGCGACTGGATTCTCAGAAAAGGAACCCTCACTCACCGAGTGAACGACTCCTCTGAAGAGTGGAATGTTTGGTTCGGACACGAACTTCTTGTAGTCCTCTGCGGTCAATGAAACTAGAATTCTTTTGTTTGTGGGCTTGATCATGCGTGTTCTCCTGTATTTATCCCATTGTGATTCGACCACTCTTGACCCATTAATGATTTGGTGGTTCGGATAAGCGCAGGAGGTGGGACTCGAACCCACATAGATCCAATTACGGTACTACTGTTTAGAAGACAGAGCCGATACTCCTGCTTAGTATGTCACATCTCCCAGTCATCAAAGGAACGGGGCTTCTTGAACTTTTCCATCATCTTGTTGTCTCGGATCTCCGTTCCTAGTTGTCCCGAATCCACCAATGCGTTCTGTGCGTGTTCCTCCACATCATACAACTTCATCTTGGACCTGTCAATCCCCAGTACGAACTTTTTGTTCATGGATGGATCATTGTATCGGTTCTTCAATTGCTTCACCAATATCTGACTCAAATCCTCAAGTTCCTCCGTTGCGATCAACGCGATCAAGAGGTCGGCAGTGGATGGTAGACCATAACTTTCAGAGGTATTTGAAAGATCAATGTCGGAATTGTTGTATCCACCACGATTTGCTTGGGTAGCGGTGAATATGGGAATGTTGAGTTCAACCGCAAGACCGCGAAGTTCCTCCGCGATGGACTTGACATATGTATACGAGTTCGCGGATGTATTGCCCTTGAAGCGAGCAGATGCGCAGATGTTCAGGTAGTCTACCATGAGGACATCTGGACTGAAGTTCTTCTTGAGGCGAAGTTCGTTTATGAGGTTTCGGAAGTGGGTCACGTTCGCCGTAGCGGTGGGGTACTCCTTGATGATCAAGCGACCCTTGACATTCATGAGTGCCCTTTCCAACTTCTTGTCGTACATCTCCTTCGTCAACTTCTTCAGGTCTTGGATCGGAGTGTTCAACAAGTTGGCATCAATCCTCTCAGCGATGCGCTCCTCGGACATCTCGCAGGTGATGTAGAGGACATTCTTGTTCCTCATGAGGCAGTTCGTCGCATGATGACAGAGGAATAAGCTCTTTCCAACTCCTGTAGATGCGAGAATGACATTCAAGGTCTTGTTGGGAACTCCACCGTTCGTGATCCGATTCATGTAGTCCAGATCAAACGGCAACTTCTCCTCAATCCGATGATAGAACTCGTATCGCTCATCCTTGTTCTCTATGAAGTCGTGACCGATGTTCGTGTCAAAGGATACCGAGAGAGCTTTGGACAGGATGTCTGGAAGGGAGTTGACGGACTTGTCGGTCTTGCCATCAATGATGTGGATGGACTCCATGATGGCATTGTAGATTGCCCTCTCCTTGCAGAACTTCTCCGACTGATCAATCAACCAATCAATGTTGTCGGACTTGTCGATGCTCCTCTCGACCAACTCAATGAGATGATGCATCTTCTTGACATCGGTCTCGCTTACCTTCTCCAGTTGATTGACCTCAACCTTGATGGCGTCAAGTGACGGGCGATTGTTGTACTTGGCAACGAAGTCGTTGATCTCCCGAAACAGGATCTTCTCGGCATTTTCCGAGAAGTATTCTTCCTTCAGGAAGGGCAGCACTCGCCTCACGAACTCCTCGTTGTTGAACAAGTTTCGGAATGCGACCAGTTCTATTCGTTCATTCATTCGTCGTCCTCTTGTATGTCACGGTATTGTCGTCGTTCTTCTCGTTCCTCGCGGATGACTGATTGCTCTGCCTCTTGCTACTTGATACCTTGAGTACTTCAATCGGGTGAAAACCGAGTTCAAGATGATGCTTCCTCACATCGTCCTGCATGTCTCGGTTTCGTACCTTTCCAACGTTCCAGCAACTCACCCCACCATCCATGAGCATCCCGATTCCCAACCTTATCACCTCACGAAGAAACCCATCGGACCATGACTCGTATGAGTCATGGTCTTTTATGCTTTGGGTGCCCTCGTCGCAATAGACCTCCAAGTCAAAGTACGGAGGGCTGGTCAACACCATCTCAACCCGTGGTAGATCATGCTTCATCATGTTCCTGCAATCGTCATGTATCAGTGTAACTTTACCACCGATTCCTAGGAAGTCAACCATTCTTCGCAGATTTTCATATGTTCGGGTGTTTGGTTCAAATCCGATGTAGTGCGCCCCGAAACTGACCGCACCCAACATTCTTCCTCCCCAACCAGCACAAGGGTCCAATACCCTTGTCGGTTTGTATCGGAAGCAAGCCAACTTCATCATCTGGGGTCTGTACATCGTGTTCTTCGTCAGTCCGCAGCAAAAGTAGATGCCCCTCCGTATCTCACTGAGGTATGGTGTGGAATGGCCTCTTCGGTTCCAGCGAAGTATCTTCTCCAGATTCTCCGCTTTCCACAGTCCAGTGAAACTGACTCCCTTGGGATTGCTTATGTCAAAGAAGTTGGGGCAGAAGTGCTCGCACAACTTCATCCCCTTCCTTGATGTGGAATTGATGGTCGTGCCCTCTGGCTTCCAAGAGATCAAGGAATGCCAGTCCTTGCGGAGTTGGTCCTCCTCGTAGGCATGACGAAAGTCAACGGATTCAAGTTCCCTCGCCAGCGAGGGAAGACATTGCTCAAATTCCTCGTCCGACAGGGATCTCGTTGAGTTCCTCTTGTTGAGTATGTCCTTGAGGGAGATCATCATGACTTCTCAAGCAACCACAAGTCCTCGTAGTTGCCATTCCGCGTCTTCATGGATTGCCTACTACCAGAGATGGCACTCCACTTCACCTTGTATCTTCCGACGATATTTAGATGAGAGCACGCGATGTTCCGCATGTCCTCCGAGATGTTCGTCATGTTCTTGTTCTTGTCCACATAATTGCTTATGACGAAACCAAACCTTGCTTTTTTCCTCATGACTGAACAACACAACTTGACCGTCTCCTCCCAGTAACCAGTCAACCATTCGGAGTATGTCGGATGACTGAGGATGCTCTGCTCTCCACCATCATATATCTCAAGTTCGTAGTATGGAGGACTGAAGAGGACAGCATCAACCGAGTCACGATACTTGGAGGTGAAGTCGTGTCGCTCGTTCAACTTCTC